AGTTTCAATGTCTAGTATAATCACACACTCTCCTTTAAAATGTATTTTTTAACAAATTTCTCAGGACTTGGGCAAAAATACCACTTGTTTTTACCAAGGACTCTCCAACGATTCCCGCTGTAACCAATATGAAACTTGCTGTTTATAACAAAACCATTACTTATTTCTTCTACGTAAACCCCTTGCTTTAAAAAAGCTAAATGTAAACTAAGCCTTCTAGCTACTCTGTCATACGGGTTATTGTACGGATCTTTTCTTCTTTCAAGTTCATCACGAAGCTCTATAGCCCTGTCGTATTCTTTTTGAACCTTTAAAATTTCATCAGTATTATCTACAATCATAAGCTATCCTCTAATGCGTGTTCGGTCATTCTACCAGTGCGAAGATCATAGAGCAAGTCACAAGCCTTACCTGTGAGTCCACTGAAGCGGTTCTTCAGCACACGCACATGAGTTGTGTTGCGTACTTTTGGATCATCAGCCTGACCGTTACGCTCAAGACCCAACACCATATCACTCAGCTGTGCTATTGACCCACTGCCTCGAAGCTGTGACAGACTGGTAGCACTACCTTCCTCGTGACCTTTACCGTCTGGTCTCTTCAGGTGAGACACCAACAGCAAAGCTATACCTGTCTCCTGCACTAGCATACGTAGCCTAGTCATTATTTCATCAAGGGCTTTACGCTCGTCACCAGCGCCTTGTGCAGACACGACAATCGAGACGTGATCCAAGAAGATATACTTGCACCCAAGACCTTTTGAGAGATAACGCACACGATTAATAATATTATCGACACTTGTGCTACCAAAATGATCAAACAAGTAGAGACGACTTGTTCCAAGAGTTCTTTCATAAGCTTCAAGCTTTTCCTCATCTGTTGCCTCACAGTCTGGCAGGTGTAGTGGCTTGTTAGCAGCGAGAGACATGATACTCAAGCCAGTTCTGCGTGTACTCTCCTCAAGAAACAGCAAACCAATACTGTCCTCTGTCTTCTGTAGGATGTGCCACACAATCTCACGGACAAACTGTGACTTACCTAACCCACTACCTGCTGTAATCGTGACAAGCTCACCCGTGCGTATGCCGTAGGTCAGTTTGTTCAGCCCACCAAAGGGATACATCACGTCACTAGACTCGATAGGTTTCATGACCAGATCAAACAAGGTGTTACCCTGAATGATACCGTCTGGCACAAACTGATCTGCACCCCACCATGCATCACTAAACTCTTTGCCTAAGTTGTCAACTAGGTAGTCGCAAGCATCCTTGATAGGTATGTTGTTGATGCTAGGTCGGTGACGCATCACTCGAGCTTTACCACCAAACAACTCAGCCACCTCGTTAGTAGCCTTCTGTCCTGCCTCATCGTTATCAAAGCAGAGCACAATAGACTCAAAGCTGTCGAGCCACTCGTACTCTTTCTTACAATCCTTGAGTGCTGATGCCGCTCCGTTACGGATAGACACGACAGCCCACTTAGATCCAAGCATCTGGTATGCGGCAAGGGCATCCATCTCACCCTCGACAATCGTCACAAACTTACCACCCTTCTTGAACAGGTGCTGTCCGTACAGTGACGCTTGCTTCCACTCACCATTGATGCTGAATGATTTGTCTGGTGTCTTGATCTTCTCGGCAACAAGAGCGCCAACGTGATCACGATACTGGAATATATAATTACTACCTTCAGTAACGCAACCGTATGTGCGACAGGTCTCAGCACTAATGTTGCGAGACGATATTGACCTGTAGTTTACTTTCTCTTTCGGTTCAAACTTAGCCACTGCGTTCACGACATTACTCCCTGTATCGTCAGCTTTCTTTCTTGTCTGGCACACAAAGCAATGACTCCAACCATCCTCATTAATGGCTCGACCGTCACTACTGCCACAGTCATCGCACGGGATATGTGTTTGTAAAAAACTCATGTGGATTACTCCTCAACATAAACTTAATGTTCTTAAAGGCGTTTGCTCTGTGTGGATCACGACAGCTCTCTTCGAGTATATCAAAAAAGAAATCCAGAGAGACATCTTCAGCAACACGCCCTGCTTCCATAAGAGTATGGTAGCGATGCGCTTCTACCATTTCTTCATAACCATCCATAAACATACTCCATAGTTTCTATAGAAACTTTAGTTGGTAAAGATAAATACTAATAACAATAAACTCTACAAACGCTGACATACTATATAGTATACAGGACAAACCAAAAGCTGTCAAGACTCCAGATTAAATAAATCATCAAGGTCATCATATCGTATGTCGAGTTCACCATGATCTTGCTCTGTCAAGAGATCATCACGCTCAATAGTGTGAATACTTCTCTTGACATAGCTGTAGCAGTGATTGCACATATCAACAAACTCTTGGGTATCAGCATACTTTCTAGTGGCTTCGAAGTCACTCAACGCAACATCACAGATTACACATCTCATAACGCGCCCTCTAATCTTAGGTCTTCGAAAGCCCTGTCAAAGGAATCGAATATGATCTTACCTGCCGCTGTCGGGTCTTTAGCACACCATGCCTCAAACACAGCTAAAGTATACTCATCCATACCTTGTATTGAATTGAAAGTATACTCCCCACTGAACAGCTCAGCTCGCCAGTTGCGGTCGTCACGCATCAAATCAACAAACTTGTTCTCAGCACATTCGTAGCAAAGTTCTGCATCTTCGCTGACTTTGTACGCACAATCTCTACAAATATTAGGATTACTCATTTTCATTCTCTCCAATCATCGTTAGAAAACCAGACTGCAAACAAACCCACAGTCACTACTGTTGCCAACACTATATCAAATAATTCAACGGTCATACAAGCTCTCCAGAAAAATATTATCGACATTCTTCCATGTCATTGGGCGACCTGCCTTAATCCAGTCAAGGTTTTTTTGTGTGTAATAATTACGATACGCCACTTCTGTGTCGTCATCCTTACACTCATCTGGCATACACTGAGGTGGTTTAGTGAACATAATATCAGGAATGCCCGTAGGAGGCTCTGAGAGAGCTTCTGAGCAACGCTCCCATGTTTTATGTACCCTACCATACCTTTCGGTGTACTCGTCTGAGAGAGCCTCTAAGAGCCTGTAAAGCCATAGGTACTGATAACGACCAGACCTAGCCCAGACAGCACTCGGGTGATTTTTGTGTGTAGTTTTGTATGGTGCTGTACTACCAAGCTCGTGATGAGCGGTACTCAACAGCTGTGCCGACTCTAATATCATCTTGTTAACGTGTACATCGCAGTGCATTTTAGCGCACTGCCATACGTCCCTGTGTAAGTAAAATATATTCATGTCACATTCTCCATAGTTTCTATAGAAACTTTTAAGCCTTGCCAAAGTACTCATCCCACTCTTCTGGGGTGATACCTGTCTTTATAAACTCTCTTTCCTCTGCTGTCAAGTTTGGAAAAGCGTCCTGCAATAGAACGCCAAACTCACTATACAACTCAAGCTGTGCCTCTGTAATGTCCAGATCCATGCAGTGTACTTCACCTGTAAGATCACTGATTCTATAAAGTATCATCATCACTCTCCAGTGGTAAATAGTTTCTGATGATGCTCTCGAAAGTCTCAGCCGCAAGCTTATAAGCCACGGCTTTGCCTGTGAAATAGGCATCCTCTGTCTCGACAAAATCCTTAGTGTTTATACGACTCAGCTTTTTGAATGATTCAGCTTGACCCTCCAGCAAATATCTCATTGTCTCTTTGTTCATTATTCTACCCTCGCTATTAGTCCGTCCTTCATTGTTACTGTAGCAAAGAACTCACGTCCCTGTCCAGTGATATGGGGACGATTCGCCCCAGTTAGTTTACCAGTCGAGACATATTCATCACCAAACATCGATGTCTCAATATAACGCAGGCGATTGCCTACGTTTTCCTTTAGTACTTTTTTACTGGGGTAGTCGAATACGATCATGCTGTCACCTCATTTGTGTTGGGTTCAAATAATTCTGTGTTGTACTGCACCAAATAACTACGCTGTCCGTTCAAGGCGCGAAGCACCAAGTCCTCATTAGCGTAGACATAGTATGCACCGTCCCGCTTCTCAACGTCAAGTGAATTGTCTCTGCATTCTTTGAGTGTTTTCTGTAACACTCGTTTAGCCATGACCGTACTTTTTGTGGGCTGTAATACTTTCTGTATCATTGTCATTTTCTCCAATAGTTTCTATAGAAACCCCATCACCCTATGGCGATGAGGTTGGTTGCCGCGGCATTCTTTCGTGTACCATGTACTGGAAAGCCTACCACTACGTTGCGGTCTGATCTAGCACATAGACCACATTCTTTGCAGGACGTGTCCTTATATGTAGCAGGACAAGTCGCGACCACAACCCCATCGTACTCGGTCTTGGGGGGTGCGTCAATAGGTAGCAAGGTCACACTCGGCAAGCCTTGCTTGTGAAACTTTACCGCATCCTGCACGGTCTCGCACGAGACGTTGATTGTAAAGCCTAGCTCATTGGACGACTCGACAATCTCACGATTCCTTTGCGTCATAGGGTAATGCGTGTAAGTGAATCCCTTTTTGTCTCGGTTAGCAATTGCTAATTCACGAACAGCCCAAGCGTTTATTTCATTGTCACGCAGGGATGGCAAATCACCGCTTACATTGTGCCGCCATAATTGCCCTTTCGGTAGTGATCTAATCTTATCGACAAAATCAGACCACTCTAACCCGCGCTCGCCTTTATCTAATTTATCCCAGTTTAAACGAGTGTGAAACCCCTCGGCATAGCATCCGCCATCACCACTCAATGGGCAATTACTGGGGCAGGTAGCACGCGGTGAATTGGTCACAGGTATCGCACCCACTTTTGAATTGCTAGATTTTTTGATGAATTGAAATTTCATATGTCACGTTCTCCAATAGTTTCTATAGAAACCCTAGCCAGTGATGGCACGTGCTAGGGCGTAGCCGTTTACTAACCAGAACATCCCCAATATACACGAGCCAATGGCGAAGTCTAGCATTCTGGTATTCTTTTTCTGTTCAGTTTTAAACCTGTATTTTTGATCTGGTATCATATCAGTACCCCAGCCATTGCAACACGGTTTGTGCTTCGTAGTGTTCAAGTTTACCGCACTCTTCGTAAAATCCCTCGAGACTGTAATCGTTTAGCATTCCGTGTTCTTTTAATTCTTTTAAGGCTCGAGCGTGTGTGATCGTAACGCCCTCGGCTGATTCGTAATAGGTCATCTGTCTAGTCCTCGTTTGGTTTAGGTTCAAGCTTATATAGAAACTCTCAATGGGTCAATAAAGTTTCTATAGAAACCCAGCGCACCATTGCATCAGGGTCACCAAATACTATGCAGAACCCGTGCCAGTTTTGATAAAGCCTTGGTAATCAATCACTTAATGCTCGACAGTATGCCCGTGATACCTCTGTAAACTGTTACGTTCGGTAACAATCTGTAACGTATGGTAACACTGGTAACGTTTAAGGTAACACTCTGCAGGCTTGGGGCTGTGGTGTCTCTATAGGGTGCAACCTAAACTCTCACGCTCTCGCTAGCAAGAACCATGCCAACATCGTACCTGTGGATAACTTTGTAGACATCTGTGGATAACTTGTGCGTATGCTGTGGATAAATAGGGGACGGGGGAGGGGATTGACTCTCCAGATTGTATACGGTTGCTACCTAGATACAAAAAAGAGGGAAATTAGAACTAGGTAATGACTGTAAATGACCTACATAGAACTGTAATGTACAGTAAAGTAAGCTTCTGATAACTAAAAAGAATAACTATAGCGTGACTGCGGCATCTCTAAGGCTGCTGAAGCCCGCTGAAGTAGCTAAAAAGGGGAGGAATAGTACACGACAGAACTGTAAAGAGTAGTGTGTGTAATATTAACATAAATTTAACTTGACTTTTGTCTGTTTTTATGATATAATATACACATATTAAGCAACTATAGAGAACAACAGAGCACAACGAACTGGTAGAGTTAATAATAAACATAATACTTAACCATTTGTTCTACCAACTCTGTAGATCTCTATAGTGCAAGCAACCCTGTAAAGGATAATTGTCATGACTGATGAACCTAAACCAGTAGGTAGACCACGAAAGACTGCTGTCGTGTCTAAAAAGAAGGGCAGTAGAGGTCAAGTAGGTAGACCTAAGGGTGATGCAGCCATCATCAACGAGTACAAAGCTCGTATGTTAGCGTCACCGAAGTCTCGTAAAGTCCTAGAGACTATCTTTGATGCAGCACTCAACGATGAACACAAGAATCAAGCAGCAGCATGGAAGCTTGTCATGGATAGAGTGTTACCTGTTGCAGCCTTTGAGAAGGATGTTGTCAAATCAGGCGGTAAGAACTCCATAAGCATTAACATCACTGGTGTTGGAGCTACTACGATCTCTAGTGCCAACGAAGAAGACGATTACATTGAAGGAGAGACCGTTGAGTAAGTTGTTTAGTGAAGTTCTAAGAACAGAAGCAAAAGCAAGGGACTTAAACGCTGATGATGTTGCTCGTCTTCTAAGTCTGTCGCGTAAAGTAGGGGAAATTGAAAGCAATAACATCCCTACCAGAACTCAAGGTGATAGTGCTAAAGGAATTGGGCGAGGCAAATACCAGTTTGAAAGCGAAGCAGGTAGTAATGCTGCAAAAACCGCAGCGAATAGATTACTGCAGTGGGAATCAAAACATAAAAGCCTTGACCTATCTAAAGAAGAACGTACTGAACTCCTTAAAAACAGTCCTGACTTTTCTAAACTTTCAGAAGATGCCCAAGATGCTTTGTTTATAATTAACTTAAGCATTGCAGACGGTGTACCCTTAACGGAGATAGCTAAGGGCGACATAGATGAGAAGGAAGCTTGGATTAAATATCACTGGGCAGGAAGCGAAGATCAAAGACCTAGCAAAGAACAGATGTGGGATAGTCGTTTTTCTAAAGAAGCTCAGTTAGCAAAAAGAGCTAATACAGCTAAAACATTCGTGGATGCTCTCTAATGGTTACTACACTAGGCTCTAAAGGCTACATCCCCACAACCACAGGCTCTTACGTTACTGTCCTGACAGTGCCCTCTGGTTATCACTGTAAGATTAATTACTTTTTTTGTGCAGCAGGTGGTGCTGTTACTGTAGATGCTCGTTGGTCTGACGGTAATGACTACAGATTTT